CCCGCGAACACGAACGCTCGCCGCAAACCAAAGTATTGTTCCGCTGCCTGCAAGCAGAAAGCCTATGAGCTGCGCAAACGGATCGGCGCGAAGCCCGAGGTGAAGCGCGCGAAGAAGAAGGTGACGGTTCAGGTCTCCAAAAACGTCGACGCTGAATTGGACAAGGACACGTTCGAGCGGATGCGTGACGGTGCGCTCGTGGACACATTGCGGTTTAATCGCGACGTGCTGCAGAAAGCGCTCGGCAATCCAGATACGCCGCCCAGCGCGCTGGCGGCGATCAGCAAGCAGCTGATTGATGTGTGCAGGCAGATAGAGACCTTGGAGACGGACGATGGCGACGTGCTGGCGTCCAGTGAGGAGCTGACTGATGACGCAATCCTCGCCGACATCATCTGAGCAGCCGCGTCTGAGCCAGCTCGCCAAGCATTTGAAATACCCTGATGGGGTCGTGCGTTCAGATTGGAATGCGGTCAGTCGTCTCGCAGCGAAATGCGGTATCCGGTTCGACCGGTGGCAGGACGGTCTCGGCACCCTGTTGTTCGGCAAGACGAAGGACGGCCAGTATGCCGCCGGCACCGGTGGTGCGGCGATGAGCCTATGCCGCCAGGTCGGCAAAACATTCCTCATCGGCAACAGTGTCAACATGCTGTGCGTCCTCAAACCGAACACGACGGTGTTGTGGACAGCGCACCGGACGCGTACAGCCGGCGAGACGTTCCGCCACATGCAGGCCCTCGCCCAGAACAAGGCGGTCGCACGCTATGTGCGCACCGTCTCGCGTGGTGCCGTCAAAGAGGCCATCGAGTTCACGAACGGCAGCCGTATCATGTTCGGTGCCCGCGAGCAGGGGTTCGGCCGTGGCTTCGACGCGATAGACATGGAAATCTTCGACGAGGCGCAGATTCTCACGGAGAAGGCGCTCGAGGACATGGTGCCAGCCGTGAACGCCGCACCCAACGGCCTGATCGTCTACATGGGGACGCCACCACGTCCAACCGACCCGAGCGAGGTGTTCACGCGCCTGCGCCGTGAGGCGTTGGCCGGCGAGCCTGGCCTCATGTGGTGCGAGTTCGGCGCGGACGACGACATCAAGGATCTGGACGATCACGAACAGTGGCGGCGGGCGAACCCGAGCTACCCGCTGCGCACGAGCGAGAACAGCATCCTGCGCCTACGCCGCCAACTGTCCGACGATGCGTTCCGCCGTGAAGCGTTGGGCGTATGGGACAGGCAGACAGTCAAACGCGCCATCGACCACGCGTTGTGGGCCGAGACCGCGGTGGCAGCGCCGGACATGGACGGGTTGCGTGGATTCGCCATTGACATGGCACCCGACCGCAGCACCATCTGCATCGGGGCCGCGGTCAAACACGCGGACGGCAGCATCCACACCGAACTCGCCGCCTATAAGGACGCCTACCATGAGGGCACACGGTGGGCCGTCGATTGGATCGCCGAACGATGGCCAAAAACCGCAGCTGTTGTCATCGACGGGCAAAGCCCGGCCATGAGCCTGCTGCCCGACCTCAAGAAGGCCCACGTGCGCCCCATCATCACGGGCGCGAACGACATGGGACGCGCATGCGGCACAATACTCGACCGCCTCCACGACCATACGCTCACCCACCTGCCGGACGAACAGCAGCCCGCACTCGCCAAAGCGGTGCAGGGCGCAGTCACCCGGCCGATAGGCAAGTCCGGGGCGGTCGGATGGAACAAGACCGGCAGTGACACCGACATCAGCCCGCTCGTCGCATGCACGCTCGCCGCCTACGGGCTGACTGTGACAAAACGCAACCCTGATAGAAAGCAGAAGGTGATGATCTGATGCAGCAGACAACAGCCACTCCCACGCTTTCCGGGGCGGTCAGCATTCCCTCGAACATTCGTGGCATGGGCCAGGATGATCTGGACATGACACGAGCACTGCTCGACGTGTGGCGTGCCAAGTACCCGCGCAACCTGCTGCGCAGCGCATTCTACGACGCCAAACAACGCTTTCGGAACCTGCAGATCGCCGTGCAGAGCGACCTCGGGCGCAAAATCGGCAACACGGTCGGCTGGCCGCAGAAAAGCGTGCGCGCGCTCTCCGACAAAAGCGTGTTCGAGGGCTTTGAACTGCCCAACAACGACGAATACGGCATCAGCAGTATTTGCATGGACAACGAATTGACCGCCGACGTATCCGAGGCGATCATCAGCTGCTACAAACACTCCTGCTCGTTTTTGACCGTGGACTACGACCCCTATGATCCGAGCGGCGAACGGATCCTCATCACGCCACGCTCGGCTGACTGGTCAGCAGCTATCTGGGATCCGCAGCGCCGCCGCATCAAAGCCGCGTTGACCATCACCGGAGCCGACCAAAACGGCAGCATCACGAGCTTTAACGTGTGGCTCGAAGGTCATAATTACGCCGTCACTGGCACCGGTTTCGGCGGTTGGAGCGCGCAGAGGCAGGACAATCGGCTCGATCGCGTCGCCGTGGTTCCGTTCGCCTACGACAAGCAGATGGATCGCCCCTTCGGCCGTTCGCGTATCAACCGTACGCTGATGAACCTCACCGACATGGCCGTGCGCACGATGGTGCGCATGGAAGTGTCCGCCGAATTCTATTCCGTGCCGAAACTCTGGTTTTTGGGCCTCGACAAGGACGCGTTCGAATCCGGCACATGGAGTTCGCTCATCGCGGACATCAACGCGATCAGCCGTGACGTCGACGGCGAGGTACCCGAACTCAGACAGATCCAGCAGGCTTCGATGAGCCCGCACGGGGCGATGCTTGAGACCATCGCCATGCTTGCCTCGGCCGAGACCGACATCCCGCCCGAATCACTCGGCATACGCGTGTCGAACCCGACATCGGCCGAAGCGCTCGCCGCGAGTGAGAACGCGCTCACCCGCGTCGCCGACCGGCAGAACAGGATATTCGGCCAACAGCTTATGAACGCGATGCGCATGGCCGTCCAACTGCGCGACAACACTCCGACGGCACCGACGTTGGCTGGTGTGCGCCCGATATGGGCTCCCACACGGGTCGTGTCCGACGCGGCCCGCGCCGACTACTACGCGAAGGTCGCCGGCGTCAACCAGGCGTGGGCGCAATCCGACGTCGGGTTGGCGAAACTCGGGTTGAGCATGGACGACATCGCCAGCCTGCGCGCATGGGAGGCAAGCCAACGCGCCAAACAACGACTCGACCAGCTGCGCGCGCAGACCAATGCGCAAAAAGACCCATCACAGGACGCTACCGGCCACGGTGGCGGCACCAACGAACCATAACAGTTAGGGGGCGGCCATGGCATTGAACAACCTGACCGTCCCCACCGATGACGCCGACGAATTCCAGCGGATCCTCGACGCTGCGTACAAAAAATACCAGGACAGCATCGAGAACCTGACCGACGCGGCCGCCGACGAGATCGAGACCGCCATCAACCGGCACGATATGGCACTCAAGGAGATCGTGCGCGAATACGTGGCCGACGCCAGCCAGCTCGCCAAGGACTACCACCACATGCTACGCCAGGCGTGGAGCGAATACTCCGACACCGAGTTCCCGCCGTTCGCAGACGATGGGCTGGTGGATTTCGACCGTGTGCTGTGGCAATCGGTGCACGGCGTCGCGAACACCGATTACCCAGGCCTGAAATACCGTGACGTGAAGAGCGGCAGCAACAAGTTCGGTGTGACGATGGACGACCTATGGCCGAGCATGGACAATGTGGACGATGCACAGCAGTTCATCGGCGACATGATCTCCGCCGCGTTGCGCTCACAGACGCAGCGCAGTATCCGGCGTGACCCCACGAATCCCAGTTGGGCGCGCGTGCCACAAGGCAAGTCGTGCGCGTTCTGCACCATGCTCGCTTCCCGAGGCTTCACATACACCAGTGAGGAGTCAGCCGGCGGCGATGGCAACAAATACCATGACGACTGCCATTGCCGCATCATCCCCAGCTGGGGCAAACAGGCGCTCACTGGATACGATCCGGACAAGTACTATGCGATGTACAAATCTGCACAGGCAGCATCCGGTGATGACACCACCATGCAGGCCGTATTGCGCGAGATGCGTAGACTGCACCCGAATGGAGTGCGCGACGGCGTGTCCCCGAAGCCGGATGTGCGATGGTCTGGTGCTGCACGTCCACCATCAATAAACGAGCTGCATCGCCTTAGCGATTATGGAGCGCGCATGCCAGACGATAGGTTCACCGAAATCGAGAAAACAACGGCGTTGCGAGACTGGGCCGGCACCGCATACGAACGCATCAACGATTACTGTTTTGGTGGGAAACCGACTGACGGCGTGGAGTCACTGATTGCCGGAATCGATGAAGCCATCGCAGACCACATCACGCAGGATACGTTCACTGTCTACCGGCAGATTCGACTCGAGACGTTCGGCATCGAATCAGACAAGGACATCGGCACGCTCCGGATCGGGCAGGTCTTCGACCATGCCGGATACATGGCCTGCTCGACCGACCTCGGCGGCAAGGAAGTGGGAGGCGAAACTGGACGCATCGCCGTGCGTCTGCTCGTCCCGTCAGGCGACCACGCCGTGTACCTCGAACCGGTCACGCACGTCAAGAGCGAATACGAGGTGCTGCTGCAGCGAAACCGCAGTCTGCAATACGTCGGCGCGGGGAAACTTGAAAACGGCGCTCCGATCCTTTACTGCAGGCTGGTATGATTGTGACTATGACAGTATCCGAAGACCGGCTGAACAGATACACGTTCCAGCCCGGTGAACTCAAACCGGTCACCGACAGCAATCAGCTCAACGCGGCCTATGAGCGTACCGGCGTGCGCCCAGCGGATGATGAGGAGCAGGCGTGGATCGCCGAACAGTGGCGACTGCGCTATGACACCGACCCCGACCTGTCCACATTCGCGCTCAGCGACGAATACCGCAGGCTCAAGGCACAAGGCAAGCTTTAATCTCGACACATACATGGCAAAGGCCGTTTCCGTCCACGCGGAGGCGGCCTTCCGCATGACTGGGACTGGAAGGCCGATGCCGGTTCGATTCCGGCGCAGTCCACGATATGAAGCACCCGCACGGGTGCTTTTTATTGCCCGAAACGGGCCGATACGAAAGGAACATCATGACCGCGACGAACGATGACATGCAGCAGCAGCTCGACGAGGCCCTCGCCAAAAACGAGGAACTCCAAGCGAAGCTCGACCAGGTCACCAAGCATTCGCGCCAATGGGAGGAGCGCGCCAAGGCGAACAAGACGGCCGCTGACGAGCTGGAACAGCTCAAAGCGGAGCACGACAAAACCGTCAAGGAAGCGGACGAGCTGCGCGCATGGAAGCAAAGCACGGAGGCAGCTCAGGAACGCACGCGCATCGCCCAGCAGGTGAGCGAGAAGACCGGCGTGCCGGCCGACCTGCTCGTCGGAGACGACGAGGAAAGCATGAGCGCCTACGCGCAAAAGCTCGACCAGTTCGCGCACCCCAAGCCGCAGGGCATGCCCAACCAAGGCATGCAACCGTCCGGCACAGCTGGAGCCAACCCGATGGGCGACGTGGTCAGCCAGATGTTCGACAACCTCAACTAGCACTATCGAAAGGAACCCATCATGGCGATGGACACCACCAAAATCAAACTGCCCGTCGAAGTGACGCAGGCGATCATCAACAAGGTCGGCAACACCAGCACGATCGCGGCGCTCAGCCCCAGCACCCCACAGTTGTTCCTCAACGAGGACTACATTGTGTTCAACGGTGCCGCCGAGGCCGAGGTCGTCGCCGAGGGACAGAAGAAAAGCTCCTACGCGCAGGAAGCGTCCTCCATCACCGGCAAGAAGTTCAAGGTGCAGTGCACCACGCGCGTCACCGAGGAACTCAAATGGGCCGACGAGGACAACCGCCTCGAGATCATCAGCTCCATCCAGGAAGACCAGACCAAGGCCATCGCGCGTGCCCTAGACTACGTGATCTACCACGCCATCAACCCCAAGAGCGGCGAAACGCTCTCGGGCTACGACGCGCTCACCGCGCGCGCGGTCGCGGTTACGGACAGCGGGGACGACATCGCGAACGTGGATGCGCTCGCCGACGCGGTCAACGAGTACGAGATCAACGGTGTCGCGCTGTCGCGCACGTGGGCGTCCCGCCTGCGCAAGCTGCGCGTGCCGGCCACGGGCATGCGTTTCTACCCGGAGATCCCGATCAATCTCGCCGCGGGCACACTGGACGGCATTCCTGCGGCCACGTCCACCACGGTCGACGGCAAGAAGGCGAAGGAGACGACCAAGGTGTTGGGCATCATGGGCGACTACAGCCTCATCAAGTGGGGCATGATCCGTGACATCTGGGCCGAGGTCATCCAGTACGGCGACCCTGACCAGACCGGTGTGGACCTCAAGGCGCACAACCAGATCGCGTACCGTACCGAGGCGATGTTCTCCTACGCGGTGCTCGATCCGAAGGCGTTCGCCGTGCTGAAGGCTGAGTGATACCCATGGCAGACAACAACCATTTCCCTCCGCAGACGTTCGTCGTCACCAGTGCCGGCAAGAAACGCAAGCCCAGTGTCCTCGACCCGCGCATCAGTCTCGTGAAACCGGACGGCACCCCATGGCAGGGCGACAACCCAGACGTCACCGTCTCTTGGGACGCCGTCACCGGCAAGCCCACGATGCTCCCCCCGACCGACGGCAGCGTCACCACCGCCAAACTTGCCGACAATGCCGTCACCAAGGCCAAGCTCGGCAGCGACGTCGTCATCCCGGGAGCCTACACGCTGCCACCTGCCGGCACGGCCATCGGCGGCGTCAAGAAGGGCACGGCCGTCCCCGACACCGAGACCGGTGACGCCGCCACCGCGGCCACCGTGGGCGCGAGCCTCAACGCGCTGCTCGCCTCGCTGCGCGCCGCTGGCGGCATTGCCGGATCCTAGGTCGTGTACTGATGGACGCGACCAAACCATTCGCGACGGTGGCTGACCTCGAGGCGCGCTGGCATCCACTGACCGACAGCGAACGCGCCAAGGCTGAGGTGCTCATCGGGGATGCGTCCGACATGATCATCGACGCCGCGGCCGACGTGGACTCGGTACGCCCGGAGACATTGACGCGCATCTGCTGCCAGATGGTCAAACGCGCCATGATCGCCGAAGCGGCCAACCCGACGGGTGTCACCCAGTATTCGCAGACGGCCGGCAGTTTTTCCGAGTCCGGCACGTACGCGAACCCCACCGGTGACCTGTACCTGCTGGCCGCGGAGAAACGTGCGCTGCGTGGCTCCCAACGCGCCTGGCACACAACCATGCAGGGAGAAACGTGATGCTCACTGGTGAACAGGTCATTGTCACCACCAGACACGAGCACGGCTACGACCCCGGCGGCGACCCCATCTATGAGGACGACCCGCCGGAAACGGTCGATGACGTGCTCGTGGACACCTCCACCGAGAACGACATCGAGGCGACCCGCCCCGACGGCATCAGCATCGACTGCACGCTGCGGTTCCCCCGCGCGTGGCCATACCGCAGTCTGAGAGGCGCTCGGATCCGGATGCGCGGCAATGATTACCGCGTCATCGGTGACCCGCAGCCGATCTATGGCGGTATCACGCCCACACGGTGGAACCTCACCGTGCAATTGCACGACGAAAGGGGATAACCCATGAGCCGAGTCAAACTCAACATGCAAGGGTTCACGCAGTTCCGCCGTGACGCCGGTACACGCGCCGCTGTCGAACAGGTGGCCGGCCAGGTTGCGGCTCGTGCGAACAGCATGGCGTCGACGACCATCAAAGCGGGCAAACCGGTCTACTCGGTCGCACCACCAATCAACTCCGCAGTGGGTTCCATCGCGTTGGTTTCGACGCACGGCAGCACCGCGGCGCGTGTCGACAACGCGGCCCACAACACGCTGCTCAAAGCGGTCGGAGGCGCATGATGAACGCGGAAAAACTGGTGGTGGACTGGTTGAACGCCGATCCTGGATTACGGCCGGCCACTGCATCGTTGAGCATGCCGCCAGACGCGTCCAGCACCTCACCAACGGCGCATATCACGGTCGAACGCACCGGCGGCCCCGAGTCGCCGTTCGTGAGCCGGCCACTGCTCGCCATCCAGACATGGGCGGCCAGCCGGTGGAACGCGAGCAGCCTCGCCGTCGACGTCGCACGGCGCGTGCGGCATATCACGGACATCGATGAGGTGGCGGATGTCGACATCCTTTCCATCACCGATTTCCCCTCCCCGGACGGCCGGCCACGCTACCAGGTCACGTGCCAGCTGACCATCAAAACCAACTACACAGAAAGCGAAGAAGCATAATGGCCACCACACCAGCCAAACAGAAGAACAATCCAGCGAACGTGTCGCTTGGCAAGACCAACGTCACCGGCTACGCCTACTGGGCACCCAAGGGCACGGCCCTGCCGTCCGACTCGTCCACCGCGCTGGCGGATGCATACATCGGACTTGGCTACATCGGCGAGGACGGCATCACGAACGCGTCGGACTCCGAAACCACCGACGTCAAGGAGATGGGCGGCGAGAACGTCCTGAGCATCATCACAAGCTATTCGGAGACGTACCAGTTCGTGCTCATCGAGGCGATGCGCAAAAGCGCCGCGCAGATCCGCTACGGCGAGAAGAACGTGACCGGCGATGACGGCGCGCTCACCATCACGCACACGATGCCCGACGACACCGAGTTCGTGCTCGTCGTGGAGCTCGCCCTGACCGGCAACAAAAAGGACAGGTTCGTCATCCCGCGCGCCGTGCGCAAGGAATTCGGCGACCGCACCCTTTCGGGCACCGAGGTGCTCGGCTACGACGTGACCCTTGGCGCGCTGCCGTCCGACCAGATCGGTGGCGGTACCAGCCGTGAATACATCGGCACACCCGCACCCGCAGCCGCAGCCGCAGCCGTCAAGTGAGCCGGAACCACAATGAGAAAACGGGCCGCATGCACATCGCGTGCGGCCCCTCGCATAAGGAGGACTATTAGATGACAGCGAAGCAAACACCAACGGTGTTCGACCAGGACAAGCCCAAGACGATCACCTCGTGCGGCGTGAAGGTCACGCTCAGCCCGGCCGTGTTCGACGATTGGCGCATCGTCGAGATGATCGCCGACATGCAGGACGGAGACAACACGTCACCGCAACTGCTCGTGCGTTTCCTGCGCACGCTGCTTGGCCGTGACCAGTACGAGCGCGCCATGCGTGAACTCGAGGAAGAGGACGGACACCTGCCGGTGTCGCGCGTCACCGAATTCCTCACCGGCCTCATGGCGGGTATCGACCCAAACTCCTGACGCTCGCATACCTGACCGGCAAATGCCCAGCCGCGTTGCGCGCGGACGTCCGGCGGGTATACGGGCTCGACATCACCACATTGGGCGCATGGGATGCGGCGCAGCTCGCCGCCAACCTGCCCGACGGCAGCATGGTATGGCGCGCGTTGGATGTGCCGCGCGCATGGACAATGGATCAGCATCTGCTCGCCACACTCGTCGACCAATGGCAGATGTGGATGTGGGGCCAATCCGATCCGAAACACCGCGGCAGGAAACCACGCCCATTGCCACGGCCCGGCGACGGCAAGTCGCACAGCATGCGCGATGACACGATCACCATGAGCGCGAACCAACTCGACGCGTTCCTCGCACAGGAGTTCACCGACACAACGATGGGAGGCTGACATGGCAATCAAACTCGCTGAGGCATACGTGCAGATCGTGCCCAGCATGAAGGGCGTGGGCAACGCCATCGTCTCCGCGTTCGACGGTGCCAGCGGCAGAGCCGGCATCTCAGGCGGCAAGGCCGCCGGCAGCGGGTTCGCCAGTGGCCTGAAAGCCAAAATGGGCGCGGTCATCGGAGCCGCAAGCGCCATCACCAGCAAGGCGATGGACACCATCGGCTCCAGCATCTCCAGTGCCGTCAGCCGCGCTGACCAGATGAACAACTTCCCCAAGGTCATGAAGAACTTGGGCTATTCGTCCGAGGACGCGGCCAAGAGCATCAAGAAGATCTCCGACAGTCTCGACGGCCTGCCCACCACGTCGAGCGCGATGACAGGCATGGTCCAGCAGCTCGCCCCACTCACTTCGAATCTCGACGAGGCCACCACCATCTCATTGGCGTTCAACAACGCGATGCTCGCTGGCGGGGCCTCGACGATGGAGCAGGAGAACGCCCTAGCGCAGTATACGCAGATGCTCTCCGCGGGCACGGTGGACATGGCTGCATGGCGGAGCATTCAGGCTGCCATGCCCGGCCAGCTCAACCAGGTCGCTGAGGCGATGATGGGAGCCGGCCACAACGCCAACGACCTGTACGAGGCCATGAAGGACGGCACCTACAGCTTCGATGACTTCAACAAAGCCATCGTCGACCTCAACGAAAACGGGTTCGGCCAATACGCCTCGTTCGCTCAGCAGGCCAAGGACGCCACACAGGGCATCGGCACCGCCATCGAGAACGTGAAGAACCGCGTCGCCAAGGCCGTGCAGAAGGTCATCGAAGCGTTCGGCGTGGAGAACATCGCCGGCGCGATCAACGGGTTCAGCTCGCAGTTCGGCAAAATCGGCGACGCTGCCGCCAGCATGGTCACGTTCACCAAGAACCAGTTCTCACTATTGTGGGAACGCGTCAAGGACATCGGGGCCATAGACACCCTCAAGACCGCGTGGGACGGCCTCACCGCGAAACTCTCCAACACTGATTGGGGCAACCTGCTGCCTGGCGGTGTCTGGGAGCAACTGCGCAATACAGCCGCGTCGGCGCTCGCTGACGTCATGAACCGTGTCAGCCAGCTCATTGGCTGGCTTTCCAACGGCATCCAATGGGTGACCGACTTCGTGCAATCATTCGCATCCACTGGCGTATTCCAAGCGTGGATAGACGTGTTCGGCGTCGTATTGGACGTGATCAACAGCGCCACGGGCGTGTTTGGATCAGTCATCGACGCGATCGGGCGGTTGACCGGTGCTGCAGGTGGCGCGCAATCGTTCGGGCAGACGGTTGGTGACGCGTTCAAAATCATCGCTGACCTGATTAAACCGGTATTGCGGGCACTCGATGATGTGCTTGGCTGGTTCAGCCAGAACCCCGGAATCATCGTCGCCGCGCTGGGTGCCATCGGTGCGGCGTTCGCTGGTGTGAAGGGATACCAGGCGCTCAACAACGGTCTGGTGGCGCTCAGGGGAACGATGGACACTGTCACCGGGGCCGCCAAGGGCATCAGCAACGGCATCCAGCTCATGATGGATCTGGGCGGCCCGGTGCAAATGGTGAAGAAGCTCGGTTCGAATCTGAACATCGTCTCCACAGCACAGCAGACATGGAGCTCCGTGACCAAGGCCGCGACGGCTGTCCAGGGCGCGTTCAACGCCGTCGTCTCGGCCAATCCCATCGGCGCTATCATAACCGCAATCGCCGCAGTGGTCGCGGCCCTTGTCTGGTTCTTCACTCAGACAGAGACCGGCCGCAAGGCATGGGCAGCGTTCACACAGTTCCTCACGGACTCGTGGAACAAGGTCTGCGAGGTCGGCAAGGCCGTATGGAACGGGCTCGCATCGTTCTTCTCCGGATTGTGGGAGGGTATCAGTTCCGTCGCGCAATCCGTGTGGGGTGGCATCTCGAGTTTCTTCACCGGTATCTGGGATGGTATGAAATCAGCGTGGGATGCGGTGTGGAATGGTGTCCAAACGGTGTTCGAGGCCGTCTGGGGTTTCATCCAAGCGTATGTGCAGAACGTCATCATGCCGATCGCGGAGTTCATCAAAAACACGTTCATCGTGGTCGCGGCCGTGTTCGTGACCATCTGGAACGGTATCAGAACCGTGTGGGAGACCGTGTGGAATGCGATCGTCGCGTTCTTCACGCCCATCATTCAGGGTATTTCTGGCACGATCACGACCGTGTGCACGTTCATCTCGGAGACGTGGAACACGGTATGGTCGGCTGTCAGCGAATTTTTCCAGACAGTATGGCAGGGAATCGTCGCGTTCTTCACGCCGATCATCGATGGCATCGCCAACACAATCAGCACGGTCGTCAACGCAATCAAATCCACGTGGGATTCCGTGTGGGGTGCGATATCGAGTTTCTTCCGGAACATCTGGAACGGCATCGTCGCATTCCTCACGCCGATCATCAACGGGATCCGCACCACGATCACGAACGCGGTCAATGCGATACGGGCCACGTGGACGAATGTATGGAGCAGCATCAGCAGTTTCTTCTCGGGAATCTGGAATGGTATGCGGAACACGGTCGGCAGTGCGGTCGGATTCATCGGCGACAGGGTGCGAGGCATCAAAAACACCGTGTTCGGAGCGCTCAGTGGTGCCGGCGAATGGTTGCGCGGCGTCGGCAGGGATCTCATCCAAGGCCTGATCAATGGTATCGGCGACATGTTCGGATGGGTGCGTGACAAAATCTTATCGCTCGGTGGCAATATTCTCGGCTGGGCGAAGAGCGTGCTCGGCATCGGCAGCCCGTCGAAGATTTTCGCACAGTATGGCCGGTGGTTGGATGAGGGTCTCGCCATCGGTATCGATGACGCTGCTGCTCGGGTCGGCAAGGCGATGGACGATATGACCGGCATGGTTGTCGGCAAGGGCCTCGATTTCGGTGTGGAGGCACGCCTCAACGGCATGGGCACGCCGTTCGACATGGGTGCGGTCGGCGGGTGGGCCCCGTACGAACCGCCACAGGGTGACAATGGCAAGCCGACTGGGACAACGACGATCTACCAGACGATCAACAATCCGGTCGCCCAACCATGGCCGTTGAAATCCGCCGATGATTCCGACCACAAGTTCCAGGATGCATAAGGTAGGTGTGGCATGTATCTGATCAACGGTGTGGAGTTGGACGGGGGCAATTGCGTCATCGAGCACGGGTCTGATTGGCTGTCGCCCATCAGCCCGGTCGTGGATGTGGTCACCGTGCCCGGCATGCATGGCATCACGGTGCCTCCCTTGCCGCCGGTGGTCGGGCAGCGTACGTTCACCATGAAAATCGGTTGCGCGGGCAGCGCTGGGTGGGCGGAGACACGACGGGTGCTGCGTCTGCTCACGATGCCCCGCTTGGTACTGACACGTCGCATGCCAGACCAGTTCATGGACAGGTGTGTAGAGGTCGTGTTGACCAGCCTGAGCGCTGACGACACGACCCTCGACAGGTATACGCGGTACACGGCGGTGTTCTCCATGACGAGCCCGTTCTGGCGTGCCCCTGACCCGACGTTGGCCGCCCTGCCAGACGATGGTGTGCTGTTGGATGCCTCCGCCATACCCGGCCCGACCACATGGTGGGAGGGTGAGCCGAACAACAGCGTGAGTGTGCTCGCGACGGAAGGGTGTCCTGATGGCTGCCAGTCCGACGCGCCGATCGATGACATGATCATCCGTGTGCCGACCGGCGTGGACGCGATGACACTCACCGACCCGACCAGCGGCACGAGCGTCACATGGTCTGGTAAGACGACGAGCGGCTACCTGTATGTGGATCCCAAACGGCTGCATGCATGGACAAGTGGCAACGCCACCGCATGGGCCGGTGGCGCGGACGTGACGGCCGGCCTCGACTACGGTGCGAATGGGCCATTGCAGATCTGGCCGGACGCGGACGGAAAATACAGAGTGAACCTGACCGCGCATGGCGTGCCGGCAGGGCAACAAACCTATGTCAGATATTACAAATCGTGGTGGTGATAACATATGAGCGACCTGCATGTACGGTTCAAGGCATATGACAGTGCCGGGGTGTTCCAAGGGTTCCTGACCCCGAGCTCGTGGTCGGCGAGCGTGCAGCACAATGATGCGGGCACCCTGTCGATGACCTACCCGCGTGTCGCACTCAATGGTGGTATCCTCCAGCGCGGGTTGGAGCAGGGCCTCGAGATCGGCATGGAGGTCGCCACACATGACGCATGGGTGGAACCATACAACTGCCGTTTCCTGCTCGTCTCGCGCTCCCGTGACGCCAAGGACAGCACGGATACGGTCACGCTCAACTGCATGACGTGGATCTGGTTGACGAAAAAGATCCTCAACCTGAACATGAGTGCGTTGCTTACCGATACCGACAACAAGGGCAAACGCCCATTCTATTCGGCGACATCTGGCATGATCGTGCACACGCTGCTCGACGAGAACCGTAGGCGGGGCGGTGCGGCCACCGTCATGCCGGCAGGGTTCAACAGTGCACGCGACACGAACGGTGACACGTGGGCGTACAAGATGACGCTCTACTATGATGCCGGGGTCGACCTGTACACGGTCATCGACAACCTGAGCGCGAACGGCATGTGCGATTGGCGTACCGACGGGCGCATGCTCAAAATGTGGAACGCCGATTCGACCGCATTGTGCCGGGATCTGAGCGCCAGTGTGCGCATCCCGTTGGCGACCGGATTGCTGGAATCCCCAGAGGAGGAGACCATCGAGGGGCTCGCCGGCAACATCCTCGTCCGTGGTGACAACGATCTGGTGTTCACGCAGGAGAACAAGACAGCTCCCTCGCCATGGGGCAAGTGGGAGCTGTACTCGTCGCAGGGTGGCGTGTCGAACAAGGACACCGCCCAATTGTTGATGCAGACGCAGCTCGCGTCCGCCGCCCGTGTGCGCGGCCAGTACACGCGCCAGATCCTCACCACGGGCATCGAGCACCTGCCGTTGGTCGACTACCGTCCGGGTGATTGGATCACCGCACCAACCGTCAACCATGGCGAAAAAGTGCGGGTGCAGCGCGTCGAACTGTCAAACCGAAATGATGGCGGCGTCAAATGTGCGCTCATGCTCAACGACAGGTTGTATGATGCGCAGACCCGACAGGCCAAACGCATCCGGGGCGTCACCGGTGGAGCAGTCGCCGGCGGCGCGTCCGGAGCCACACCCGCCCCCGAAAAAGACCATCGCATACCAATGGCACCGGCCGGGCTCGTGGTGCAGACCGACGCGTACATCGACGCGAACGGGTACGCGCGCGGCCTCGCCACCGCGCAATGGGCTGAGGTCACGCAGGCCACCAACCACACCAGCATCGAGATCACCTCATACCGGGTCGAATGGAGGCCAAACATCGCCGGTGAGGCATGGCGCAGCGCTGGCGTGACGACCGACACGACGTTGAGCTGGGGCAATCTCGACTGCGGCACCACGATCCAAGTGCGCGTGCGCGCTGTCCCCACCTACAGCGATAAGCTGGGCGACTGGTCGGCGGTGGCCGTCGTCGATGTCGCACAGGATGTGACGCCGCCGAGCGTCCCGTCCGTGCCGGTGCTCGCCAGCGAACTCGGCGTCGTCACCATCCACTGGGACGGGCGTACCGCCAACGGCACACACATGGAACCGGATTTCGATCATATCGAGGTGGGACGTGGCACCAACCCCAGCAACCTCACCCGTATCGCCGTAGCACAGTCCGGGGAGGGGGACTATCTCGACACGGCACTCACCGCCGGCGACGAACCCGTCTACGCGCTGCGCGCAGTCGACCATGCCGGAAACATGAGCGCCTGGTCGACGACTGCTGGGATCACCGTAGCCAGCGCTGTCAGCCCCGAGGAGATCAGCCAGATCAAAAATGACCTCAAGGCCAACAATGATGCGTTGGAGACGGCGAACCAGACGCTCTCCCAGGCGAACAAGGATCTGGCGCAGGCCAAAAAGGACATCAAAGCCAACGCCGACAAAGCAAAGGAATCCTACGACAAAGCCACCAACGCGCAAACCACCGCAGATGGCAAGAACAAGATCATCAAAAGCACGGGCGAACCGGCACACTCCGGACTCGCGACAGGTGACATGTGGTACCAGACCAGCCTCGTCACATGGTGGGCCGGCGAGCCCAACAATTCACCAAGCGTGCTCTCCGAACGGGTCGATCATGTATACATCTGGGATGGCACACAATTCAATGAATACAATTTCGTCGCCAGCAACGTGATCTCCACGAACACAGTGACCGCGCCACTGCTCGCCGCTGGCAGCATAATCACCGACAAACTCGCCGCGAACGCGGTCACCGCCGACAAGATCCTCACAGGAGCCGTCACCACGGACAAACTTGCCGCGAACGCGGTTGTATCGGATAAGATCGCCGCGAACGCGGTCACTGCAGGAAAAGTCGACGCAGAAGCCATCTCGTCACGAGAGATCAAGGCACTCGCCATCAGTACGGACAAACTCGCCGCGAACGCGGTGACCACCGCGAAGATCGCGGCGCTCGCCATCACGGCCGACAAGATCGCCGCGAACGCCGTGAACGCCGACAAGATCGCCGCGAATGCGGTGACTGCCGACAAGATCGCGGCTCTCGCCATCACGGCCGACAAGATCGCCGCGAACGCGATCACCACGGACAAGATCAAGGCCGGCCAGTTCGTCGGCTATGTGTTCACCGGCGCGGTCTACCAATCCCACACGGAGGACAACAAGGGCTTCAAACTACGAGGCAACTCATTCGACATGTGGGATGCCAGCCGAAACAACACCGTCCACCTCGACGGCAGCGGAGCTTCGAACATCATCGTCGGTGAATTGGACACGAAACTGTCCGGCGACCGGGTGCGCATTCGACCCAGCTTCTATACGAGCACAGTGGGGTCTGACGCGACACAGCAGGGAGCCGGCATTGATTTCCCATTGCAGGGCACCTATGCGCGCACCCCCTACATCGCCACGGAATCATTGGACTCCAAAAAGGGGCCGATCAGCACGCTTACGCTGAATTCCGGCATGCGCACAGACGGCTCCGCCGGAGCGGGCACCGGATTCGGTTCTTTCTTCCGTCTGGGCCAGACCCGAGACAGCAACAACAAGGAAATGGCCTGCGCCTTCCTCACCGCCAACTGCGATTACCTCAATCTCAGCCAGGACACCAACCGTCGCCAATGGAAGACATACATCAACCTCACCACCATTTCCGGCGAGGGCACCAACGCGTACATCACCGCACGAAAACCAGGAGGATACGCCGCATGCAACCTCGTTGGGGGTGACGGCAGAGACACCCGGGCGGCCATCGTCGCAGGAGATGGCAACGGCGAGGTCGGCATGGAATGCAACATCAACACCGGATACCTCTACCTCGGAGGATTCCTCGGATCAATTACAGGCCGAGGAACACTATCCGCGAACTGGGTAGAGGGAACCAACCACATCAACCCCTACACCGCCATGACCCACACCATCACGCTCCCCGCTCCGAAATACGGGCGATACAAGTCAATCGCGGTGCTCAACAACAACAAAGGCAACGCCTATTTCAGCTCCACAACATGCAACGAGAAATCCGGGAGTTTCCAGGTGCTCATCAGATCATTCCCACAGACACTCTCCGGCAACACCAGCTACGGGTTCTTCCCCTCGGGAGGAGCCGACTACTGGCTCACCTCACTCAGCTACCTCATCAAATAACAAAGGAATTCCAATGGAAATAAGAGCAGGTACACGCAATCTCACCATTATACTCCCCGGCCACGAAACACCAGACGGCGAACCAGACGACGGAGGACAGGCCATCACCATGTCATGGGACGCACTCGCCTCATGGCAAACACTGCTCGGCATCGAATCCGTAGGCGAAACCATCGCAGTCATGCTTGAATCCGCCACCAACCCAGAACCCGAAACCATCGACGAGAACGGACGCAACCCATGGACGATCTCATACGAAGCGCTCGAGGCATCACTCAACGACACCGTGCCAGACACACTATCACTCGACAGAAGCGAGGCACACCTCAACGATCCACTCACCGTCGCACGCAACCAGACGCTAACAGCACTGGGAGCGACAACCAGAAACTATGCACTCAAACGACATGCCCGCACCGCACAGACAGGCGGACTCGACATCCACGCAATCAACCAGCGCATGCAGGACAACGCGCTCGCCGACCGTCTCGAACAGGCACAGGGCAGGTTCTTTGAGTCCCTCATGCCATCACAGCACCCACAGCAGGAACAATAAAGAAAGGATCTGGGAATGAATGAAAGCAACCAGTTGATGGTGGATGACATCCTGGCGGAACTCCAATCACAGATCGGAGACCAGGCATGCACCATCGCCATACTCAAAGCCGAGAACAAAATGCTCAAAAAACAACTCGACAACGCGCAAACACATGGGGGTGATGGCAATGACGAAGGTCACTAACCGTGTGAAAGACCCATGGCACCTCCGGCTCAAGCCCACGGTGAATTGCACCGGCGATCTGAATGGGGATGCGAAATACTACACGTACACGCTCACCGACCCCACACAGAATGGCAAAATAGAATGCTACAACGGCAACGGTGCGGTCGGATACGTGTATTACGCGCGATTCACCTGCGCGGACAAGACGAAGGTATCGCTCGCCTGGTGCTACATGATCGAATCCAAGGCGGATTGGATTGCCGGCACCTGCCAGCAGGCGTCGCTCATGCGCCTCGTCATGGCACCCGGCTGCCCGCCACTCAAACTCCATCACGTCGGCATCTACACGATGGACGACTGGCGGCACCTGCGCGAACTCCACGACAAGGGCGACCTTGTGGAACCATGGTTCGCGCCACCAATCAATGATCCCGGATACGGACATGTCACAACATACCAACAGTTAGGGGAGGTGAGTCAAGGGAATTGAAATTTTCGAGTGTCGAGGTGGTCACGGCGGTGGCCGGTCTGGCGACCGCTGTCGGCGCGTCCAGCGTCACCACGTGGCTGCTCAGCCGGTTCGACCGGCGTCACCCGGCCGTGGACGTGGACAGGATCGTGCGTCGCATCGAGGAACTGAATGAGCGAATCGACCTGTCCACGTTGGCGGACAAGCTCGACGCGTTGAACAACGCCGTCATCGAACTCGCCTACCTGCGTATCCGTGAACGGCACGAGACCGCGATGCGCCACGGGTGGATGCACCCCAACGAGAAACACGTCCTCGAACGGTTGTACGCCGCCTACCACTCTATCGGTGGCAACGGGGTCGGCACGCAGATGATCGAGGAGATACGCAATCTGCCGTCCGTGCCGCCACGAGGCGACCCGGCCAGACGCATGTGCGAGGAGCGCGCCCCGGTCGGTTCCAAACCTCCGTATTACGGAGGTTTGTGATAACGACTAGACAACATCATGGCCACGGCAATCCCGCCGCGGCCTCTACTCATATGAAAGGGACAACAATGAATATTCGCACGAAGAGCTTCGCGGAACTCGCCGCCACGCTCACTGCCGGAGCCATCGCGGTGAGGACATCGAATCCGATGGTCAAGGGCGCGGCCACATTGGCCGCCGCCGCATTGACGGTGCATGTGTGGTGGAAGAACCAGCCCATCACCGAGGCGGCGGTGCAGGGCCAGCAGATGATCGACAGCATCAAGACCGCGCAACGCTACGGCAATGCCGAGGACATGCCGGACGGGGGCGCACCGGTCGCCGATGACGTGGACGGCACGTACATGGCGGACAATGACACCGACGCAGATGCCGATGCCGATGCCGACGCCGATGCCTGGGAGTGACATATGGTCGCCATCAAAAGAGAGATAGTCAACCCAGGGCACGGCCACCTCGCGCCATTCCTCCTCGCCGTACACAGTACGGCGAATCCGGGGGCGACCGCGCGCAACCACCGTGACCTGTGGTCACGCGGCTACGACTACGCCGTGCACCTTACCTCCGACTGGACGGAGGCGATCCAATGCGTCGAATACGACCGGCTCTGCTGGCAGGTCGGCAACGGCAACTCGACGTGTATCGGCATCGAGATATGCGAGGCCACCAACGCCGCGGATTTCCAGCGTGGCTTCGAGATCGCGGCGCAGGTGTGCGCGCAGGTGCTCATACAGCGAGGCTGGAACACCTCGGTCATGCACCCGCACCTGTGGTTCTCACAGACCTACGGCGGTTCAGATCATGTCGACCCATTCCCGTATTTCGCCAGGTTCGGACGCACATGGGATGACTTCGTACGACTTACACAGCAATACATCAATGGAGGAGGAATCATGGCAATCTCGGATAGTGACGCGCGGAAAATCGCGAAATTCGTATGGGAGTATGGCGTGCACGGCGTGCAGGCCCGCGACCGGTTGAGGGGCATCGACACGGCCGCGAACAACGTCAACGGCATGTTGACGAAAAACAACGAGTGGAAGTGGCTCACCAACCGCGTCTACCGTCTCGCCGACCTGTTCTTCAACCGCACCGACGCAGCCGGCAGCGGCATGGTGGACGACAACGGCAAAGAAGTCAAACGCAACCTCTACGACCGCATCGTATGGTGCGACAAACGCCTGCGCGAACTCAACCCGTACAAGACCGGTGAACCCAAGAGCCTGCCGGTGGGTGTCGCGCTCACCAACGAACAGATGGACAAGCTCGCGACCATCGTCGTGGCCAAACTCAAGGAAACAGAGTCAACTACCGCCAACTAAGAGGTGGCGGCTTGCGACTGCCCAGCGGTACGAGTGCGGCGTGGTGCCGCTCCCGCCTTTCGTCCCTTCCTTGCCTTGCGGCTTGGAGGGGTGGCGTCTGCGTGGGGGTGGTTGACCGCACCCTGCGCGCTCGAATCATGTTCGGGCGCGACCGTATCGCATGGTACTAGCAGGTCGATTCCCTTGCGGTACAGGTTCATCGCGGCCACGCGGTCGTCGTTCGACCTGTAGCCGCAATTCTTGCAGGTAAAGAGGTGATTATGCTTGTCACGGTTCGCACGTTCCGTGTACCCACACTTTGGGCACTGCTGGCTGGTGTACGCGGGATCCACCTTGACGACCTTCTGATGGTTCAGTTGCGCCTTGTAGACGAGTTTCTGCTCCAAGTCGTAGAACGACCACGACACCATCACGTACCTGTCGCGCACGCGCACCTTCTCGGTGGCGTTCCTGACGCCGGTGAGGTCTTCGAGCACGAATATGGTGCCGGACGGATTGTTGGCTACGAGTGCCTTGGCGATGCAATGGTTCATATCATTCATCCAACGGTTTTCTCGATTGCCTATCCGCTTCAGGCGCCTTCTCGCGCTCGGCGTGCCCTTCTTTTGCAGTTGCTTGCGCAGGTTCTTGTAGTGGGCGCGCTTGGCTTTCACCTTGCGGCCGGACACGAACCCGCTCCGACCCTTGCTGTCGTAGGTGGAGACAAGGAAGTTGATGCCACGGTCGATGCCGACCACGTTGTTCACGTCCTTGTCGTCCAGTTCGGGCACTTCCAGTGTGACGGGGATGTGCAGGTAGTACTTGCCGTGTTTCTTCACGAGCTTGGCGGTTCCCAGCTTGTGCGCACCGTTCAGGTATTGTTCCATGCCTCCCTTGCAAAAGCGCATCTTGACGCGCCCCTGAAGCGTGTTCACGCTGAACGTGTCGCCCTTGAGCGTGTAGTCGCGGTTGTAGCACAGGTCGAGCTGCGGCTTGCGGAACCTTGGCTGTGTCCACTTGCCGTTCTTCCTGTTCACGCCAGTGGTCTTGAGTGCCTTGTAACAGGCGAGAACTGTCCTGGTGACGGAGCACGCCATCTGGCTGCCCAACCCGAGACGGGAGCGGAGCGTGGCGTAGTTTGCGGCATGCACGCTCTTCTGCACGGTGTCACGATGTTCGTGCACGTATGCGGAAACCAGTTCGCAGCCATCACGGTATGCGTCAAGGGTCGCGTCAAGCAACGCAGCTTGTTCCTGAGTGGGGAGGATGCGTGGTTTTGCGGTGACAGTGACTTGCATAATTCACCTCCCTCCAACAAGAGTAAAATATTCACTAACAAAATCATTATAGCATATCTAGTGAAAGGAGATGGCGATTCATCTCCCGCCTACGCTTAACGCTAAGAGGCGGGAGTATCCTCGCCAAAACATAATGAGCGACAATCTCGATAATCTCAACGACCATCCGGCCTACGACGACAGCGACCAGGCGTTGCCCGACAGCATGCCCACCCACGAGCCCACGCCGAACCCGACTCGCGTATGGGTGCGGGCCGCGCTCATACGCGCGCTGAAAACCATGGCACAGGCGGCCATCGGCGTGCTCGGCACCGGCGCAGTAGGACTCATGCAAGCCGACTGGGCAAACGTGCTCTCCGTCGCCCTCATGGGCGGCGTATTGAGCCTGCTCACAAGCATCGCCGGAATCCCCGAGGTGGACGATGGGTCAAGCCTCGCCACCATCACGGACAGCGCAGACTAGAGAAATACCAATGAGTCACTAGTTGATCGCGGTGAATCACGAACTGCCTTTGCTGGCTGACAGGCAGTCTTACGTATTACGACCCCTATATATATATCCCTAATATATATATATAAACTTATATATAGATAATGGAACGTAAGAATGTAAGACTTGGCCTGTCAGCCCAATGTTTCCAATGGTTTAGAGCATGTGCCCGAACGTAAGACCATGTAAGACTCTGTGTAAGGTCTTACGCACCACGCACAGGTCTTACATGGTCGTACGTGATTCATGTAAGACCTAGAATTCGTGTTCGCCGCAGCTG